GAACATCTCCTCCATGACCTGACCGACGGATCGTTCCCGGCCACGCAGCACAGCGTCGCCGACAGGACGGAACTTCGGCTCGTGGTTCGACCGGGCCTTCGTGACATCCCACGACAACGGGATGTGCCTGATCCGGTTCGGTCTACCTACCCGGACGGAGCCGGGCATCTACCCGACCGCCTCGGCTTCCTCCTGCGGCAGCCCGGCGATGTCGCGGAGGTGCTCGCCGAGGTTCTCGTCGGGGAGGATCGCCCCGACGCCGGTCAACTTGGAGACGTAGTCGGCGATGATCGAGATGTCGACCTGCCGTGGCGTCGAGTAGTCGAGTTTCGGATACAGCGACGGGTCGACCCCGTTGAGGCGCATCAGCCTCGGGATGGCGTGCGAGTTGATGACGTCGGCTATCCCTGCGACCCACGTTTCGAGGGCGTCGGCGAACAACTGGATCTTGGAGACGGACAGGGCTTGGGTGCCTACCTTGTCGTGGCCGAGGAGGATGAAGTCGGCGAGGACGGACATGGCGATGCGGGCGTCGTAGCGGGCGATGATCGCGTTCGTGTCGAACTGTCGCCTGCCCCCGGTGCTCAACAACTTGAGGTCGTAGGCCAACTGCTTGGTGTCCGGGTCGTAGGCGAGCGGGAACACGATGCCCTCCTGCTCGTCTCGGCGTATGTTGCGGACGATGCGCTTGATCTCGCCCAGTGCGCTGGTTTCCTGAGTGGTCGCGTTGTCTGACAGGAGGTGGGGCGGGACGAGGGCGACGGGCATCCCGGCGAGGTCACGCTCGATGCCGATCGCTTCGATCTCGGCGATGCGCTTCTGGAAGTACCACGGGACGAAGGCGTTGCGGAGGATCGACCGGCCCTGCGGGTTGTTGCGCTTCGTCGTCGTGCGGAACAGCAGGCACCGCTCGATCGGGAGGAACACCTCGCCCGACCCCGCGTTCGGATCCAACTGCCATACCCCGTCGATGCCCCCGGCATCGTCGAACTTCCACCGGGTGAGTGTCGACTGGTCCCGGATCGGCCACTTGCGCCACCCGTACCTGCCGTCGTCGAACTTGGACTTCTCCGAGGTCTTCTCCCGGTTAGGGCCGAGGCGTCGCTTGTAGACGATCTCGTTGTACGAGTAGCCGAACGTCAGCATCGACAGGATCGCCGACAGGGTGTCCGGCCACGAATGGGTCATGTCGGTCATGCACTCCGAGACGAACGTCGCCTCGTCTACGGCCCGCTGGTCGTTCGGGTCAGCCGGGGTCACAGTCCAGTCGACGCCCCGCACCAGCATCTCAATCGAGTAGAGGATCGCTCCGATGACCGGATGGTTGTCGGCCATCTCCCGATAGGTGGTGTAGCCGCGCTTGCCTTGGAGTTGTCTGAGGAAGTCCTCACGGACTTCGCCGCCGTACTGGACGAGGCCAGTTGAGCCGACCTCGCCTAGATCAGTTGACGTAGGCCCAGCCTTGGTGAAGTCGTCAGTCAGCGACATGGCGTCCAGCGTACACCAACAAACTCACAGGGCTAGTACCTCCTGTGCCAACCGAGCGACCGCGTCGTCGGAGTAGTACGGCGTCACCTCGGCACCCACGGGTTCGACTGCTCCATCGACACCGGGCTGACCGTCTGAGCACGCCGCGCCCCATCGACGACGAGTTCGGTCAACGCCCACACGAGGGCGTCGAGACGGTCCGGGGACGCCGACAGGTCCGGCACCCACGAGCAGAGTTGATCTTCGAGGTCGGCGAACATGCCGACATGGTGGACGCGCTGCTGTTCGTACAATGCGGCGATCGGTTCAGCCCGCACCCGCTTCCCCCGGCTCGCGTGAACCAGCCGGATCGGAACGCCGCGCTCCACCGTGTCCAACGTATGGCGCACCATGTCGCCGCCCTGATTCGCTTCGGCGACGATCCGGTCAGCCTTCAGGCGGTGGTACGACGCGATCGCCTCCGACGCCCACTCATGCGGGGTGCCGCGCACCGACCGGTCCTCAAGGACGTAGGCGTGACCGTCGACGCCGACGCCGCACGCAACGATCCCCGTTTCTGCTGACGTCTCCTTCGACGACACCGCCGGGTCGACAGCGACGACGATGCGAGTCATGTCCGGCATCGACGACACCCGGCACGCTTCGATCAGGTCACGGTTCCAGAGGGCACCGTCAACGTCGTCGAGTATCTCGGCGTGGAGTTCCTGCCTGCCGAGGCGGGTGCCCTCGTAGCGGGCGACGATCTCCTCGAAGAACGACGGAGCAAGGTTGCCTCGGTTCTCGAACGTCGACCCTCGGGTGACGGCTACGTCGTCTCGGGCGACGAGGGTTCTGATGATCGGGGTCGGCCTCGGCGTGGTCGTTACCAGCGCCCGAGGGTGGTCGCCGATGCGTAGGCCGAACGTCAGCATGTCCCATGCGTCGGGGTAGCGCCATGCCGCCAACTCGTCGCACCATGCGAGGTCGTGGTTTGGGCCTCGGAGCCTGTCGGGTTCGTCGGCTGAGAACGCTGTCGCCATCGCCCCGTTGTAGAACGTGACCCGACGCTTCGACGGTTCGTAGCGTGGCCGCTCGTCCGGTGGGAACACCCCGAGGAGGCCGGACTCGCCTTCGATCATCGTGTCGCGGACGTCGCCTGCGGTCGGACCGACGAGGGCGATGTGTTTCGTGTGGCCCCGGTCGACCTGCTCGCGGACCCATTCGGCTCCGGTTCGGGTCTTGCCGAACCCGCGCCCGGCGAGGATCACCCAGATCGTCCAGTTGCCCGGCGGGGTCGCCTGCTTCGGCCTGCGCCATACCCGCCAGTCGTACAGCAGCGCCTCGATGTCTGCCGGTTCGAGATGCCGGAACAGCGCGTCGGGGTCGGATCGGCGGGCGATCTCCTCGGCTACCGACCGTTCAGCCACAGGGCCGTTCACCTTCCTGATAGATACGCACCCCGGCGATACACGGGTCGTCCCCGGACTCCCACAGGTCCATCTCCTCCTCGGTCGCTGGGAGGCTGTTATGGGTGCCGCAGACCACTTCTGAGCAGAACCCGGCGTCGATGCCGTATTTCAGCCAATGTTTGAGGTCCATCATGCCATTTGCCCCTCCTTAGACGCTCGTAGGGCCGTTCTAAGGGCCATTGAGGCCCGATCCGGTATGACCGTCCCCATCGGGACCGTCATCGTCGTAGATCGCCTCTATGACCGTCTCGTCGAAAGCGAAGATGTCGGCTATCGAGGTGGGTAACCCCGGTTCGCTGCCGTTGTCCTGCACCGTCGACGGAGGCAGCATCGCCAGCGGTTCCTCGTCGAGGTCGTCGGCCAACGGCCCCTGCCGGTCACGCAACTCCTCCAACCGGGCGATCAGCATGTCGCCGACGTCGGTGCGGATCGACGACCCTCCCGGCCCGCTGATCTCGTGCTGACGAGGAGCATCCAACCCCCACAGTTCCGACCGGCGTTTCAAAATACGGATAGCCCGGTCGATCTGAGACAGATCACCCTGAGCGATCGCCGCAAACACCCGACGCCACAGATCGTCGAGTTGCTCATTCTGAACCATCCGCAACGCCCCAACCGAGTCGGTCCCCCACCGCTCCAACGCCGCATCGAGAGCGTGCTTCGCCCCGGACCGGTCGGCGTACCCGACCTCGGCTGCGATCTGGTCGTAGGTCAGTCCGGCTTTCTTGAGGTCGACGACCCGTCGGTAGCGTTCGGCAGTTTCTGGGGCTAGTTGTTGGATGTTGCCACCCTAGCGTTGCGAGCGGTGTTGAGAGTGGTTAGTCGTCGTCCTCGCCGGGGCGGTGCGGTTCGTTCGTCTGCCAGCAGCAATCGCCTTGGGTGTGGTCGATCCACACGCCGTCACCGACGTGCTTGATCGGTAGCCCGCAGTCCCGGCACTCAGTCATCGTCGAGAATGGCGAGGGCTAAGAGAGCCTGAGCGGGGACGACGCCATTGCCGAGCATCTTCAACTCAGCAGTCCGGGACAAGCCCAGATCGCATACCCACCCGGCAGGGAGTCCCATCATCCATTCGACGAACCCCGGCAGGAGACCTCTGTCGTCGGTTGGTGCTGGTGGTAGTCGTGTCAGCGCCGCCCACCGGACGATCGCTGCTTCGTACTTGCCCCAGTCCTGCTGTCCCGCCTGTCGCATCAGCATCAGAACCGCTGCTGTGCTCTCGACGTGCTTATCTGCTCGTTTCTGCCAATCCATGTTGGGTCCGTGGCTCTTATGGTCCCAAGCGACCGGGGTTGGCAGTAGGGCAGCGACTCCGGCCAGTCGAGCTTTCTCAGCAACCGCCTCGTAGTCGGTGTTGTCGCCCGTGTCCTTCCAATCTCTGCTGCAAGGCGTCGGGAGAAGATGAGGCAAGTCCCACAGGTTGGAGCCGAAACTGTTGGCGTGAATATCCGGTGTCGATCCGTGCTTCGCTGCTTGAGCCGTCGGCATCGGCAGCAAGGCTTCTACTCCTCCTATTTCTCCACAGAGTTCTCCCCGGTCTCCTCGTAGTCGCGGTCTACTGGAGTCGGTAGCAATGCAGAACCAGCGCGCCCGGCGGTGAGGCGCTCCGGCGTCGGAAGCGCGTACAACCGTCCATCGACAGTCGTACCCGAGTCCGGCAAGCGCAGCAATAACGCCGGGGCCTCCGAGAGAAGTGATTGCTGAGACGTTTTCAAGCACTGCGACCCTAGGTCGTAATATGCGGATGGCGTCCGCGATGTAATGGAAAATGGCTCGCTCATCTTCTTCTCCTAATCGTCGACCTGCTTTGGAAAACGGCTGGCAAGGGAAGCCCGCACACAGGATATCCACAGGCTCGACCTCGTCCCAGTCAACGACTGTCAAGTCGCCGAGGTTCGGCACACCGGGCCAGCGGTGGGCCAGCACCTGCGAGCAGTCCTTATCGACCTCTCCGTGCCAGACAGTCGTCGCCCCATAGTAGTGCTCGACAGCGAGGTCTAGCCCGCCGTAGCCGCTGCACAGACTCCCGAGTGTGATGGTCACGCCATCGGCTCCCAGAGTTCACGCAGCGTGTCGTTCACTTCGATCAACTCCCACGGATCGCCGATCGCCCAGACCTCCAACCGTCGCTGCTCCATCTGCTTCCCGAACTCACCGGACCAGATGCTGTCAGCCTCGTCGTCGAGCGAAAAGAAGTTGCAGTGCTTGGCGATCTGAGTCAACCACTCGATGACGTCGTCCAGTGTGCTGATCGGTTTGCCCGGATATTCGTTTCCTCCTGTTGTGGTGGTTGTGAGGTCGGTGTACGTCATCGACCCCACCCCCACCCGGTTGCGTGGTAGTCGCTGGCCCAGTCGCCTTTGTAGGCCGATGAGTAACTGTTGACTCGGAATGCGTGCCGGGTTTCACCGAACGACTCGAATGTGACGAGTCGCTTCGTTACGACCTCGCCGTAGTTGCTGCCCTTCACCGCAGCGACCCGCGTCGTCGGTGTCCCCTCGCCGGAAACGATTTCCTGAGCGACTGGCTGAA